ACAGGCATATCAGCTATAGTTCTTCTTATCCGATTCCTCGGCCAACTTCATCATCTTTTCCTCTTCGGACATTGAATTTTCACCCTCGGCCATGTCTTCCGACTTGTCCTTGGATTCACTTTCGCTCATGGCGTGTTCCACATTAACGTGGGCAATACCATTCTCAATCATGTCAATCGTTCCGGAGAGTTCAACAGAATCACCTACTTCAGGTGCAACATCTTCGCTTCCATCGTTCATTTCAAACTTGGAAACTGGAAGCATCACCATTCCTGATTTCATCATTTTTTTCATAGGTTTTTCAGATGAAGGAGAAGACGGGGAGGTTTCACCCTCCCCGCCTTTCCGAGGTCCCATACCAATTACTAGCATGGTTCCCATTTAATTATTAGCTGTAGTTGGACTTCGCAACGATGACTCGGAAGAACCGAGGATCGAGTTGCTTGGCAGCGTAGAACGTCTTGAAGGACGCAACGATGCGCTGTCCATACGGGTCGCTCTTGTCAGCGGCATCAAGGATCGTGACCTTCGGAGCGAAGGGCGAGCCAGAGGCTGCGATGGAGGACAAGCTAGGAACACCAAACGCGCCACCACCGAGGAGGACGTTAGCATAGCCGGTGTTAACACCAGTTGTTCCAACGCTGTTTTCAGCGATGCCGGAGGCGGAAGTATTGAAGGTCTGGACGTTAGTCGAGCTTACGCAACTTACCCCAAACAATTTTCCAATTTCTCCCCGAAAAATTTGATCGGGGGCAGAATAGCTCGACACCTTCAACCAATCATCGTCCTGCTGCAAGTCACGGATAACGGCAGGATGCGCGACAAGCGCGTAGCCGTCCTTGATCTTGGGAGCGCGAGCAATGAACAACGAAGTCGCACCATCGAGCAAGTCGGTGGCGGTCATTGCGCTGTTAGCAACGGACGAGGTAGCCCAGGTCGTGCCGTTAGTCGTGTTCTGAGCATAACGGTTATACGATTTGGTGGCTACACCGGTTCCGGTGCTGGTCGAGGAATCCTGCACCAACGCGCGGTGACAGAGTGTGTCAGCGTGGAGGGCGGCATCTTCGCCAAGTTGTTTAGTAGCTTGGGCCAAGTGGGAAAAAAGTTCGGTGGCCAAAACGACATCGGTGAGGATGATTTTGGAGCCGTACTGTACCAGCGTGGCTTCAACCGAAGACAACGTGAGATCACGCTCGTCACCGGAGCTAGGAGTCGTTCCTTCCGACAGAGCGGAGATCGCAGTAATGCTGGGATCACCGAAGCGGAAGAACCGAATGGTTTTGTTTCCACCCGTTTTGGTCGGGTAGGGTGTTTTCATTGCGAACTGCTCCATTTGGAGGAGCGGGATCGCGCGTTCCAGAAGTGCTTTCGAGAAGTAAGCCTGGAATTGCGCTGAGACTGAGCCAGTAGTTACCATATAATTAAGTATCCTTGTTTGTTATGACTACTCAACCTCTGTCAACTTCGCTTGCCATCTTCATCAATTCACGTTCCTGCTCATCGAGCGTTAGTTCGTGAAAAGCTTTAGTTTTGGCAGGACCTTTGGGTTGTCCAGATGCCGGAGTAGTCGCTTTTCTGAGTTGAGCGAGTTCTCGCTCATACTCTGCAACCTTTTTGGACAAATCGGAGGCGGACTCCGCTTGAAGCTTTACCTTTGCAATTCCAACCGCATCCTTAATCCCAGCTGGATAATTGCGTAGGATGGCGTGGTTTTGCAACATTTCCGATACGGCTTTATACAAAGTGCTGTTTGAATCTTTAAGTTCCGGATTAGCCTCGACTTCATCAAGAAGATTTTTATCCCAGGCAGACTTTAGTTCTGCTTGGGTCTTCTGCTCGATCTCGCGCCTGTCCTCAACTTCGACTTCACCAGCTTTTTGTTCAGCGAGTTTTGCAAGATCATCGCGGCCTTCGTCACGATAGCTCTTTGCCGCTTCCCTGTAATCTTCCGCGCTAAACTTGCGATTGCTCGCCTTTGTCTCGCTTTGAGTAGTTTCTGAAGTCTTCCTTGCCCTTTCAGCCTCGATCTGCTCTCGTTCAGCTTTGATTCTGGCTTTCTCTGCTCGGACATCTTCCCACTCTTTCTCAAGTCGCGACTTTGCCTTCTCGTAACGGGTAGGCTTCTTTTCGGAAGCCGACTCCGACTTGTCTTCTGAAGGTTGCGTTGTTAAAGAACTTTTATCTTCCTCGGATTTCTCCTTGGCAGACGAAGCCTCATCCGAGGCCTCTAGTTTTGTTTTTTCGGCTTTTTCAGCAGGCGCGGGTGTCTGCTCGGTATCTCCGCTGGCCTTATCCTCAACAGGTGTTTCTACTTTGGCTTTTTCGTCTTCCTTGGGAGTAGGACTAAAGTCCCGTCCTTCGTCAGCCGCTTGCGCCATAGCCAAGACATCCGCCTCGGTCAGGTTATTTGAATCTGCCATTTTGACCCTTTCTTACACTTGTCGGCAGGGAGTCATTCTGCCTAAAGGCTAGTCGACTACTTGTTCATCCGATCCATCCCCGTAGCCTGGAATGGCGGAGTTGAGTTTTTGGGTTGCAAGCGATTCTAAGGTCGCTACACAACCACGGAAACCTTTAGCATAGCCACAAGCGTCCGCAAGTGCTTCTGATTTCTTCATTACTGCGGTGCCATTTTGACGTAAAGTTAAGTTTAAAAGAATAAGGCTTAATCGCTTTCCTGTGGGTGTGGAAAGGAATCCTGTCCATGCTTTCTCGTCCTCGTCTTCCCACTTGGGTTCATCAACCCACTCTTGGTTGCGGATGAACGCCAATGCTGCCTTTAGTTTCCTCACTCTGAAAACCCACCCTTCTTGGCTTTCATCATGCGCCAAATCTTGGGCTTAATGGTTGAGTTCTTCTTGCTTCGGCTTGTGCCAGCCTTACGGCGGGCGTTGATATTGGCATATAGACCTTTTTTCATTTCGCTATTTTACCATATCCTGGCTGTTGGACAGCTTTATCGCCCATGAGTCACCATTGAATAAAGTATAATCCTTATCACCAATCTCTTCCTTTAAAGCTTTTTTAACAGATTCCCAACTCCAATCGTGACCAGCCATAATCCCGCCGTCTTTAAGTTTCTTGCGCCAGCATTTTAGGTCTGCCAGCACGCCTTCATAGCGATGATCTCCGTCAATATAAACAAGATCGCATGATCCATCCTCTACAAATTCAAGCGCATCCAGGCTCTTTCCACGGCTAAACATCACGTTCTTTAGATCGCATGTGCGCTCTTGGAATGCCTCAAAGACAAACTTCATTGGGCATTGTTGGCTTGCCCTATCGTTAATATCGTATCCGTTAAGCCAAGGATCTACGGCAAGAACTTCTTTGAAATACTTGGCAAGGACAACTGTTCCCTCACCGCTATACGCACCAATCTCAATTGCCTTACCTATTGCACCTTGCTCGTTAGCCCACTTGCAAAGTTCTGCCAAGCCTTCCTGCTGGAAGGCATCCCTCATTACCGGTACCTTCAAGCAGGCATCGGACCAGCTGGTTGGCCTTGCATTGCTTCCGGAGGCAACTGTTGTGCCTGGGCTTTCATTTGGGCCTTGCCTGCATCACGAAGCTGCTTCTGAATAGCGCGGGATGTGTTTGGATCGACCTGTTCAAGAGCCGCCAAGTGCTGTTGTAAATGTGCCATCAGAACTTGCATTGCACTCTGATCGACCTGTTGCTGCCTTGCTTGAGCCGCCTGGTTAAATGCGAACAGAACGGATATGTGCGCTTTGTGATCATCGCTAGGTTTGATTGCGACAGGGAATCCTGTAGCAAGCATCGTTGCAATTTCAGTCGCTTGATCTTCAGCCTGATCGCCAGAGGCTGCGTTCGGATCTTGGAAGAGTCTGCGGACCAGCGATGGATCATCTTGTTCAAGCACAGATTTAACCAGTTCGCCCTGGTTAACAAAAGGATTATTTTGGAACATCTGCATACGAGCTACCGACTTCTGCAATGCAAACTGCCGATTGATAAAGTCCAATCCACCTTTCGGTTCGATTGAATATTCATCATGGATACCATCCGGAGGCATAGAGCCTGTTTCCTCGGCATACCGATACATCAAGTCTTTCTTATTGTACTGCGTGTAAAGCGACCAGCATTGTTTGAATAGATGGGCAAGACCCATCCGGAACATGCGATTACGAAGGTCACCGGAGGCGGCAGCTTGCGACTGCAATGCTTGAATCTCCGTGGCAGTCTTTCGATCCGATACCTGGAACTGCGATCCAGCACCGAAGTCAGGATTGCCCATGCGCTGTTCAGACAGCAAACGCTCCTCAAGCATGAGCTTCTGGAAATCAAATGGAGGTTGGCTGAACTGAACTGGCTTTAATCCCTGTGGCAGGATCTGACCAGGCTGCATCTTCAGATTCGATGTGTTCAACGAGATCGGGTTCTGTGCTTCGAAAACGGGTCGGTTGGCCAGTTCAACGTAATCGGAGAGGGAGTTCTTTAGTTTATTTAGCAGGTTCTCGTTCGGGAGCAGGATCTCTGCAACGCCTCTCGGACTGTACCAACCGCCCCCTGTGACCTCATAGGGGAAATCTACAAAAGGAGGTTCGCCGTGACGATACGGCAAAGTGAAAGGCTTACGGACATCTTCGGTTACGACAAGCGGGCTGTACGTTTCGACCTTCCATCCGTCTTCAGAAGGCGTGTACATCTCCCAAAGAATGATGCGATCATTCTCAGCTTCCTGAGTAATTCCTTCCCGTCTATAAATCTCATCCTGAATCTCACTTCGTAAGCCCACCGATTTGGAGGGTTTACCAGAAATTGTTTTGATAAATTCCTCATCCTGCTTGTACAGGGGATTTGCCTTATAGGAATCGACACTTGTCGAGACGATGTGAACGATGAAATCTGCATCCTTAAACTCCTTTGTGTAGGCCGGAACAATGATGTGGAAAGGATCAATAGCCTCGAAGTCGATGCGCTTCTTGTCCTCATTCCAAATGATCTTCGCAACTCCACGCCCATAGAGCAGGATATTGTCGATGACGGAAACAATCTCTTTTTGGAAATTTGTTTTCTCACGCATGTTGTAGTCAAACCAACGCTCTGCAGAAACAGTCAGCGGGGTCAACTGCTGGCGCATCGGAACAAAGCTGGAAAGGATGTCGTTGCCAATTGCGCTATTTACGAAGGATGGCTTCAGCTTCTCAATCGCTGTGTCGATCAACTGAACGTGAAGGTCGGCGGCGGTAGGCCAAGGCTTGACCTTCCGGCGAACACCAAAGTAGCGAGCCTGGTAAAATAACCGCTGCCGGTTCTCCCATGTCTCGCGCTGATTAAGCGAGTCAATAATTCTGGAATAATATTCTGTTCTACGGCTGTCTTTGGCGTTCATTTGTTGCGCTCCACTTTAAGTTCATATGAAAGATCGTTCACAGCATTTAAAGCTTTTCTGGCCCACTCACGGGTTCCAGGCGTACCCCTGCGGATTTCAATGTAGGTAGGATCTTTCATCAGTTCCTCAACTATCCCTGTTGTGTTGGTTACTGGTGTCGTTGTTGCGCAACCACCAAGAGTCACCGCGCAGATCACGCTCAATAGCGTCACGATTATGCTTCCATTCACCTTCAATGTTCTGGACACGTTTCTCGCGCCAGCTAGGGATGAGTCGAAACACGGCTGCGATGATCTCAAGGATTGCACGCAGCACAAAATCAATTAGTCGATTTTAAGACCAACCGACTTTAGAAAATTTACAACTTTTTCAAGAATAGAATCGTCAGCGGGAGTGGGTGTGAGCTTGACGATGATGCGAGCGGAAAGAACGATGCCACCAATAGCGGCAACGATGCTTGTCCAATTAGCAGTAATCCAGTTCCATACATTCATTGTTTTATCCTCCAGGGTCAAATCCAGCCATGACGGGGTCGTGTGCCACCATCATTTCTTGAAGTGACTTCCAAGTTGGACGCTCTATTTGGAAAGTCAAGTCAAGTCCAACATTTGAGCTACTAAGGCATAATGCCAAAGCGTCCGCCCTATCCGGTGATGCCAATCCCCTAGCGCGCATTGAATCCTTGGATTCCACGCCTAGCTTGCCTTTGCTGTTTGTGATTGTGCGCCTGCATGTCAATTGGGCTGTTAAATCCTCGTCTTCTGGCAAGATGATCTCGGCATCCTCGATCTTCTTTGCCATGCCGTACCACATCTCGGCTGACCGGTTGGTATAGGCATTGTTGTCGTATGCAGACGCGCCAAAGTTGACCCTATTGACAGACCATCCGGATTCCGCCAAGGCATCGCACATGACCATACCCATGCCACTCGCGTCAGCGTAGATGTTGTTGGCTTCCAGCCCAGCCTTCTTAAACTCGACTATAAACCTACCTACCGCTGCCATCGTGTCTTTCTCACGCCATGCAATCATTGGCAGAATCTTGTTGCCATCACTTATGCAAATCACGTTCTGATCGCCTCCGGCAGCAAAGTCTACCCCAGCCTTCCTTACCCCTGGCTTGAATCTAGGTGGTGCATTATAGCAGTTTTGAAGCTGGTTTAAATTAATGACAAGGCTTTCTGCACCTATGTCGACAAACTCGCCGTAGATCATGGAGCGGGTTAGTGGGTGTTTCTCTCCGTACCGCTGGGTTATCTCATCAATCTGCTTCTGCGTTATGTGTGGGCAGTCGAAGGCTGTGACAGCGTGCTTTGACCACATGTTGGCTTCCTTGGTGAATGCCCTATAAAACGCACCGCTGGTACCTCCAGGGCTGGATGCGATTAACAAGCGGGTTGGTTGACACCGGCTGATGGCCTCGAATAGCGGATCTGCGACAGTCTTGGCTTCGTCCACTACCATCAGCAATGGGTGATATTCGTGGTCCTCGGCATGCCAACCTTCAGCACGCCCAGGGTCGGTAGCTGAGTAGCCTATAATGCGTGATGTGTTGCCGTTGGGGTGGAGGTAGCGGATCTCGCCAGATGTGACCTCCCACGCGCCACCAAGCTTGGCAATGTGGTTGCGCAGGCTAGGCCAGAGTTGGCTTTCGACTTGACGAAAAACGCCTGCGGTTGTTACGGCGATTGAGCGCGGGTAAACCAGCGCATGCCATATCAGAATCGCTGAGATTACTGTGCTTGTCTTGCCGGAGCCGTTTGCCGCACGCAGGGCTACACGACAGTCTTTAGGCTCAAGATCACGCAGTACCTTTCGTTGCCAATCATACAGATTGATTCCAAGGACGTTAGCAGCGAATGCGGCTGGTTTGGATAGGTCTTGTAGAATTTCTTCTTGGCTACGTTTAGGAGGCTTTGGCATTAGTGTGAGTTAAGACCTCTTTTTGTTTTGTGCCAGAATAATTTAGGGGGGTATATGCGTATTAAATGGTGGCTGGGGGCTGGGCGGGTGGCGTGGTGGTGTATTTGGCCAAGCTTTCTTTCCTTGGCTTGCGCCTTCTCATGCTTACTTTTCTAGGTTTAGGAATCTTACCAGGCATTGTGGTTACAATAGTTTGCGTGCCATCTGTCGCACAATAGCTATTGTCTCGAATTGGTAGAGCCGGTTTCTCCGCAATTACTTCCGCTTCAATAACTTGTGCCTTTTTTCTTCCAGCAATTCCCGCTAGAAGTTGAGCCAGATTACCGCTGATTCCGTGAGTGTGTTCTTGCGTAACTGCCAGGCGTGCAGATGGTTGCGCCCAGTTGTACCCTCTCTCAAGCATCCATGCTTTCGCTTGCCACGATTTCTGGCCAGCTAACTCAATATCACGGAGGAGAGACAACTCGTGTTTTTTTCTGGCTGTCTCCACTCTACGAGCAAAATCTGGTTTTCTTTGTGACCAAGTGCGAATGGTTGAAGGATTCACGCCGACCAATGCTCCCGCTTTTTCCAAGGTGAAACCAGATCCGCAAGCTGAGATTATTTCCTCGGCAATTTTATCGGTGAATATTTCTCGTCCGTTTTTTGACTTTTCAATCGTGGAACCGGATTCCGTTGCGCTTTCGTCCATAGGTAAAATCTATCATAAAAAAAAATATAAAAAAGATGTTGACGCTTTCAAGCCCTTTGGATTAGTCTCTCGCTTATGAGAACACACACACAACTGACGGCCAACCTCCTTGAGGTTGGGAAACGATATTACATGAAATCAAACGACACTTTTACCGAAGTGATCTGTGAGGAGATGATCGTGGTAGATCGTGGCTTTTACGGCCAGCCAATCTATCTCATCGCTCGTGCTTCCGATGGTGAGAAGTTTATGATTACCAGACTACGGAAGGATCACTTCGAGGATGCAAAGGGTCGGAGAGTTGGATTTGTTGAGTTCTCGGAAATTGTCTCTTAACCAAAGAAAGGACACGCATAAAATGGAAACAAACAACATCACAAAAAGAAGTGCTGGAATTAAAAAAGTATGGATCAATATAAAACATGATGACTTCAGAGCAGAAGTCCAAGAATTACTTAAACCGGAAGATGGGAAAAGTTTTGTCGTTTGGGTTACTGATTATGTTGCCAATTCGTGGGAGGAGAAATTTGATTCTCTTTCCGTGGCCATCGCAAGGGTTGGGTCTTATGTCAAGTGTTCGGAAAATCCGAATCACTGGATGCCCGAGCCTTGGGTTTTCTCTGAAAAGGTTTTAGAGATTCTATAGTAAAAAGCTAGGCGATCAGACCCCGAACACATCCGCAAAGGTGTGTTTCGGTCTGGCCGATAGGCTGGAACAAAAGAAACCAAAAAGAAAGGAAACGACACACAATGACAACAGAAACAATAGAAAACGACACAAGGAAAGAAAAAGCAGAAGCACGGAAAGCAATCCGTGAAGCAGTAAAGCACCAAAAGAGAGTTGATGAAGTAAAGGAACAAGCACAGCTTGAGTCCTTAACCATCACGATCGAATGGAAAAAGAGTCGCACTTGGGGGGCAAATCCTCACGCTACTGGTGAGGCGATAACCAAAGACGGATTTAGATTGGTTGGAACGGCAAAGGCCAGCGGTTGCGGATATTGCAAGCGGTCAACTGTTATCGCCGACCTTTTCAATCAATTCTTGCGTCATAAACTATATGACAAAAAAGTTTTAGCTCGTTTGGCGGTCAAAAAGCCTTACGGAATATCATTGCCAAATGATGATCAAAAATGGCTTCCTACTTTTGACGGAGGAATCGGCGAGGGCTGTTATCGTAAAATATCGGAAGCAATCGGCGGGACTTGGGAACTCATCACGCATACCGACAGTGTGGAAGTTTACCAATACAAGGAGATCAAAAAATGATCTGCTTCTCCATTTACTCTCGATCCGGTTCTTTCGTCTGCCGTTTTGTGGAACGCAGCCGAGCCGAAATGTGGAGGAAGTTTCACGGCATCCAAGAATATGTAATCAGAAAGGAGGTGTGGGAATGAATGTTCCTTATATATTCGCAAACGGACTAGTTTGCGGGATCGTGCTTGCATCATTTGTGTTCTTCATGGGAAGGAAATAATCCCTCCTCGTTCCACCTCGTAACGGAGGTGGGCGGAGGATGGATTCTGGCTCTCGCCTGGACATCCTAATAAACGGCAGCGCAGCCATCAGCCGGTTGCGTCTTTACAACAAACGGCAGCATAGCCATAAGGAGATCAATGGACGAAAAAGAAGTCATAAGAGAATACTTTTCCCGCCTGGGGAAGAGGGGCGGGAGCGTTAAAGGTCCGACCAAGGCAAGGGCATTGTCCAGGGAACACTATCAAACGGTAGCCCAAGCACAGCGTGAGCGTTGGGATAAGTGGCGGCTTACAAACGGAAAGCCAGCCATCAAACGGTAGCCTAGCGACCTATACTGCAACAGCAGGCTCGGTTGCCTAACGGCCTATTAATCGCTGGTAATGGCTCAACCTTAAACTTAACGCTATGCTCTGGCTGTCCTCTACTTACCTTGCCACCAAGACGCTTTCTAGGCCTATCCTGGCTCGATTTTAGGCTATCCTGATGCCTATTCTTGCCTTCCTTTACTGCCTTACGTCTCATCTACCTCATCCACATCAAAGTCCTTGGGAATCGAATCCTTGAGCGATTGTAGGTCCTTCTGATGCTTCCTAAAGAACAACGACAGCCTAGCCACAGCCAAGCTAATCTCCGCCCACTCAGTCTCGAACACCTCGAAGCTACAATTGTTCTCCATGTCATTCACAAGCTGGCACAGCAAGCGGAGGACTGCATGCAACTGCGCATTCTCTGCGTGCAGCAGCCGGATATACTGCATCTTCAGCCTATCTGAGTCTTTCACCTGGTTATTGTAGCACACTGGCTCGCACCCTTTTCAATTAAAAGTGAATCGCACTACGGGAATGAGCGTAGCGGTAGGGGTAGGACGGACTAAGGAGTCCTACCTCTACATTCCCTCCGTGATTGTCTTTCATATATATATATGAGTCTGAATGCTCAATAAATGACAGCGAAATGACAGGACCTAGAAAGTAACTTGGTTGGCAGTATATAAGCCGTTGTCTGATAGTATCTTGTTAGCTTTTGACAGCCTTTTAAGGTGGCGATAGAAAGTTGACTCAGATACTTCCAGCTTTTCCATGATGTGACGGCATAAATCTCCTGCCAGCCACTCCTTGCTACCCATCTCTGTCAGGAACCTTTTATCGTCAACCGCCTTGTGTGCGCCTGGTTTCTTTAGCTTGTCGGGGTTAAGGCTGAAGTTCTGGCGGAACAATGGATATCCCCATTGGACTACGAAGGCATCCATAGGCGAGAAGTTGCGGAGCGTGACCTCGCAGGTGAAGGTGCGCTCATCCTCCTCGTGAGGTGTGAGAACGACAAGGCTATCGGGGTTACGCGCAAAAACACCTGACCCGCTGAACCTGTCAATGGCCTCGCTGCCACTCTTATTACCCTTGGAGAAGTGATGTGACAGGATGATTGACAGATTGTGGCGTGTCGCAAGATATTCAAACTCGTTCATCAGCTCGCCCATATCTCCAGCGGAGTTTTCATCCCTGGAACCCATCAGCATGTAGTTTGGGTCGAGGATAATCGCTTTGTACCCTCTCCCCTCAATCTGCTTCTCGATCATGGGGCGGATTAGGGTTAGATCGGCAGCATGCCCTCGCAGGGTCCAAACATCAAAGTCATCGACCTTCCCTTCCAATCCCTTCGCCTTGATTACATCCGCCAACCTGTTGCGGAAACTCCATTCTTGGATCTCGAAATTAATAAACAGCACCCTAGCCTGGTGCGTCTGCTGTCCCCACCAAGGCACACCGGCATGGAGCGACAAGGCAAGGTCAATCAGCGACCATGACTTGTAAGCCTTACTGCCTCCGCCAAGGAGCAACTTGCCACCTCGGTGCAACATCCCATCAATCAGAACCTGCGGCGCAGGCATGTCTTCACGCACCAACTCTGAATATGATTTGATCGGAGGCCATTCATCCACCGGCTTTGGTTTCAGTCCTAGTGCTACTGCTGGCTCAATCATTTCCCCTCCTTGCAGAACCATAGAAGGCTCTGTGTTTTGTCTTCTCTTTTTGCCCCTGCCATCCTCACCGGCTGACTAGGCTTGAATGTTGCAGGATCGCATCCGAGCGGAACAAGAAAAGCTTTTAATTGGTTTTCCCACTCTTGCTTAACCGGACTCTCGAACCATCCGTGTAAACTCTTACCGGCTGTGTCAACGATTGCGTGCAACTTCATTCGGAATAAGTCGCGCATTAGCTGGAACACCGCGCCCATCTCCGGTTTGGTCAATACATCCGACTCCACGACTAAGTACCGGCGCACCTCCACGTTGTCATTAGCTCTGCTAATAGTTCCAGACTTGAACACGGCTCCGGTTGTAAACTGACCCACTGGTTGCGTCAGCTTCATCCAATCCTCTACACGCTGAAAGTTCTTTGGATGGCTTCCGCTATCCTTGACCGCGCCTACCCACACAATGTCATCCGATTTAAACAGCGACAGAATCCCGTGGTAATCATTAAACCCATCCAACCCTTGCGGACTGCTCTCGTACATATCCGCTGGGTCCCAGCTATAGTGGGTCAAGTACCTGGCCTTGTTCGACTCTGCAATCGTTCCGATCCTATCAATGATTTCACTTTCAGCATCCTTCTGGATTACCAATGGCCTTGGTATGCTTGACCCACCCGACATAATATTTACCGGCCTGTATAACGGATCATCCAGAATCAACTTGCGCAGTTGCTTGTTTACCAAATCTCTGTGCGCAACGCATGAGGTATGCCAGCAGAACACGGTGGGAACGTTGTCAATGAAGACTGTGGTATCTCTCACCCTGGTGTGGCTGGTGTGGGTATGCTCCCCTGGACACTTGCACAGCCCGTGGTTCTCGGACTGCCAATCCACCGACCCGACTACTGATTCAGCTTTTGATTGCGCGTTCATATAAAAAACATCCGGCTTTGTTTCAAGTGGCGACACACATGGAGGCTCCAGCCGCAGGATCTCCCTGCGTACCATTCGCCGGATTGTTTTCTAGTTTATGAAGTGACTCATAAAGTTTTGTGAGTTGGCTATAGTTGCACCTTGTGAACCGCTTGTCATCATCAAACATTTTCTCCCATTCGTTTTCATCAAGATCAGTTCCATATCTTTCAATTGTTTCAATAGATTTAGAATCTATTTTATACCTAAAGTATCTATAAAAATTGCGCAATTGATGATCTGAAATCTGCTCCTTCAGCCTCGATACCTCAAGCATCTTCTCTGTATTAAGCAATTTCTTTTCAAGTTCTGTGATCTTGTATGCAAGCCTCCTTGCGTTCCCATGCTTATCTCCACCAATAGTTCGATTGCACTTACTAAGGTAGAACCATTTATTGTGATACTTGTCACCAACCCTAACTCCCGTCTTGCGTTTGGCGGATGCCTCTACTGCCGGAATAATCCAATACTCATTCAATGGTATTGATACGCATACGATAAAATCAACTTCCCTTGGGTCATAACTAGCTCGGCTAGTTGAGCATTTATGAACAAGTTTGGAAGTGTGGAATGATGAATATCCAGCAGAATATTTCTGCACAGTTGCCTTAACCTGGATTCTGTTGATTGACCTATGATCCCATGCGATCAGATCAACCCCGCAATCCACATCTGGTTCGGCTACGTCAAATCCTTTAAGCAGAAGTTCTGCCTTAACCTTCATCACGCCAGCCGCACCAATCTTTCGATTGGCGTTCTTATCCATTTGCCTCTATCCCCCGCCTCTCCTGCTCTGCCTTGATAGCAGCGTCAATCTTTTTGCATTCGGACATAGTGAAGAACTCATCCTTACACTCAGGGCATTGTGTTCTGGTTATGTTGGGTGCGGTGAAAGGCTCGCCGTTCAGTTTGCAAACCGAATCCATCTTGAGATCGCCAGTAAACTCAATCGTGTTTGACTTGCGACAAGTAGGGCATAGCTCTGCTGGCTTCTTTAATGCCTCCAATATCCTGTCAACCCTTTCTACTGATTGCCAGGGCAAAATGGTGTGTCTGCACCTAGGGCATCTTTCTAGGTCGAGGTCTTTAATAGTTTCCCCACCTATGTGGTAGTCCTCGACTATTGCCTCGTAAGTTCCTTTCCAGCATTCTGCACACAAACCCTTCGGTGGTAGCATCCCATTCTCCATGGCAAGCTCGTCCATGCCCTTAAGCATTCTATCCGAAATATCAGAAGGTCCGTCCTCAAGCCAACAATCATCTTGGGTTACGCAAAGCGTGTAGGTTTCCTCGCCCCAACGAAACTTTACTTTGTTCATTTCTTCTCCTCCAACTCCATCGCCTTCTTGCTCGCCTCAACAATATCCTCGGCTTTAATATTGCGGAGCGCATTGCACCACATCTGAGTCTTGGCTGTCTTGTTTGTCGCATCCTTGCACTTGGCCTGAGGCAATCCTGCATGCGGCCTGCATGGGGCATGAGGACATACTTCCGGCTTAAACACCGACACGTTCAGAGGGTAGAATTGCATTCTGTCAATTGGATCATACGATCCCCACAGCGACACGCACGGCGTATTAAGTCCGGCAGCGATGTGGTTTACAGAACTATCCGGTGCCACCACAAAGTCTGCGTTGGCCACGATAGGGAACAGCGAGCGGATCGCCTTGGTCGTATTGAACAAGTCAATGACTCTCGGATGATCGACATGAAAATTGTTGCTATTGTCCAGCCCAATAATCACGGCATGATGTTCGGGGAAAGCTTCCAGCAATGCTAGGACTGCATCCTGCCCCATCTTGGGTGGGTAGGTGCGAGTAGGTCCGGACGATGAAACGTGGTAGGCAAAATACTTCTCTGGTAACGGCCATTTGCCTAAAGCCTTGATCTCTTCATGGTCTGGTTCGATTAGGTGAAGCATGGGCTTGCAATACTTCGCCATCGTCTTCTCATCCCACACGCCCATCCACTCGTAGATCCGCTTGTAGCAATTGCCAGGACCAGTTCCGAGTTTCGTTTCCCCAACCTGACCGCTGAACAAATCGTCCGTGGGTAGGTGCGCATCGTATGAATCCCAAGCCTCTAGGGTGCATGGCAGCGGGTAAAGCTTTGCGCCTAGTCCTGCATAGAGCGGAAGGTTCCTAGCCGGTGCGTAAACATCGACTATCCCGCCAGACTCCTGCACCAAGTAGTTTACGAATGCAGTTGCGATCACGGCATCCCCAATCGCTCCAGCCCGATACACAGCTGTCGCTCCGCCTGTTGATCTGCCCTTATAGTACGGCTTGATCTTGTGTGGGCATGGGATTGAATCTAACCATATCCCACCGGTCAATTCATCTGGAATGACGTAGGTATTGCGAACATGAAGAAGGTTATCATCCACCTTGTGGATTGAATTGGTTTGGTTTGTCCATAGTTTCATTTGTTATCCTCCATTACTTGGTTGATGCATCTGATGATTTCCGCCGCGACTTGCGGGACGATGGCATTTCCGAGTCCACGCAGTTTAGCCACTCGGTTGGGTACCCCATGAGCCACGCGACCCACGTTGGGTTCAGGGAGCCATTTACGTGGTTGCCATCCGCCGTCACCACTCTCCCCAATGTGTCGACCCTGTTCTTCCCGTCTTTCCTTATCGTTGCCCTCAACTCCCCCGTGTCCTTCCAATCCCGTGCGCTGGCTGTTGGAAACATCACTGACTCGTTCACCGCTCTCACCAGACATCTGAACCGATTTTCTTTCGGATTCACGTTCGCTGAATTGTCCACCGTTGGTGTCGGCCACATCTTTACCGCAGTTTGAAGAGTTGCCCCCCACTTCGTTCCGTTGGCTGATGTCCTGCTCTTGCCGTCCTCGCTCACACTTCCGCTCTTTGCTCCCGTGTGTGCTCCCCTCGGACACGCTGACGGAGTCGGCCATATCTCTGGCGATGATCCAAACTCTGTCTCTTCTGTGCGGCGCGTCGACGGCGCAAGCTGGAATAATGATCGGTTCGACTTCGTAACCTTGACCTTCCAGATCAGCGCACACCTGGTCGAGTGCCAAATTGACGATCCCAGCAACATTCTCACCAATGATCCAAGCTGGCCTTGCTTCTTGTATAACTCGCAACATTTCAGGCCAGAGGTAACGGTTGTCATCCTTGCCTCGTTGCTTGCCTGCGACTGAGAATGGTTGACATGGAAATCCACCTGTGAGAAGAGTGACTCCTGCGTATAGCTCGCCTCGTACTTCGCGGATGTCTTTGTGACACGGTACTTCGGGCCAATGTTTTTTGAGGACTGCTTGTGCGTATGGCTCGTTGTCACAGAAGCCAACGGTTCTATATCCATTCCACTTTGCTGCCAAGGCAAATCCTCCGATCCCGCTAAATAAATCGAGATGTGTTTTTTCATTCACTTTCACTTATTTCCTTACACACCAAAGCCGCAGCATCGACCAAGGCAATGATCTGGATAATGTCAATCGCATGTCCGTGGTTCGCGCGATCCCTCTCTACCGCCAGTTTTCCTCTGGCAGAGAGAAGGATGTCGCACGCCCACTTGAGGCGGTCTTTTGCCTCTACTTCCATTACATTCCGGACCGCATGCGAAATTTGCGAGGTGACTTGTTGCTCTTGCCAGCAGCCGACAGCGCAATGGCAATCATCTGCTTGCGGGAACGAGGCGTTCCGCCTGCTCCACGCTCTTTACCTTTCTTCTTATTGTCCATCGCCAGTTCATGCATGTTCTTCGATACGTCTTTGCCTAGTGGCATTGTGACCTCCTATGCTGTTTCTTCACCAACCACATCATCCCATGTGGCCTGTTCCCCATGCCATACCTGAGACTGCGTCCGCAGCCAATTAGGCTTATCGCCTGGAGTGGTGAAGCTTGATTCTTTCCAAAGGACATTGTTACCAGGGACCGCTGTGATACGCCCATTGAGAAGTGCGATGAAATGATGTGACTTGGTTTGTTCCGGAGCCATTGAGAATCCATCCCCGTAAGGTTCGGCTGTGAACATGTAGCGACCAACCTCCCATGTCTTCCTGCTGGCAATCCATACCCTGCAAGACAATCCCATGAGATAATCGTATTCAATCGTTGTGAAGTTCCAGCCAAAACAATCCCATCGTTGCGCATCGTTAATGTCCCAATCCATAATTGCAATCTCGCCATGAGCCAAAGCGTGCAATGGCAAGCCTCGGTACAGCGCACCGCACTTGAGCATCACAGTGCAACCCCAAGCTCGCCCAGGTACTGCGGTTAGTCCGAACCAAACAGCGTCTTCCAGACCTTGCTTCTGGCCATCAGAGACAAACTCCATGTCGCACTTGACATAGAGATGGCGAGGCAGATTAGCAGCGTGGGTCATCTCCATGCTGATCCTGTAAACCAAGCTACCAACACCCACCTAGTACCCCATATCGGAGCACGGGCGCGATGTTCTAGGTAGGACGGGAACCAACATCCGGCTCCCTGTTCTCGGATAAACTGCACGTTGTCGATGTCGGCCTTGATCTGCAATCCACCACCCAAATATTCAGAAGGATCGGATAGGTTGACTACTGCCGTAAGTTTCCTGTCGCTTCCGTTGTATAGGTCATAGTGCCACATGAATCTCTGGAATGCGTTGTACTTTAGGATCTGTAACTGTTGCACTCCGGTAATATCAAACCTCCAATTATCATCGTTGATAGCCTTGGTAAGCTCATTCATAATGTTGTAGATCCATTTATGATGCTGGCTGTTTGGAACCCAGCATGACGAGCACGTTCTGGTGTATGATCTTTTTGTCGTTCCATCCTTGTTCATAACAGCCGCGCGTTTCATTCCTATGATCTGCGCGTCATCCCGCAACATCATGCATTGCGCCGGAGTGAGAACATATCTGTCAACCGCTGCGCTCATTAACTTCTGTATATATTTCTTTTCCATTATTCTAATTCCTTTTTTATCCAGCAGAACAATGCATAAACACCAAACAACAGGAATGCGAGTAAAGATGCCAGCAGGGACATGTAAAGAACAACCCAGCAAGCAACCCATGCAAAATCTGCTATTGCTGTGAGCATCATTTTGTATCCTTGAAGACTCGCCTAATCAAAGTCTTGTTGTCAATAGGAACACCGGAGGCTCGGCACCAAAACCCAACCGCACCGATCTTAAAATCTCGGATTAACTTCTGGATCTGGTGAACATTCTTGTACTCCTCGCAATCACCAAGGAAGAATCTCTTGCCAAGGTTACGGCGCAGGATCTTCATTCCATCAATCACTCCGCGCCGTTGAAGTAACCTGACATCATCAATCGCTCGCTTGGCAACCTCTCCGGCCAATTGCTGTAGCTTTTCATCGTAGTCTCCCTTGGTAAGATGGGTCGAGCGCATCAGTATCTCCTCTTGGTTTTCTTCTTGTGATTCTCAACCCATTTGGCGTACTCGTTCCATAAGAAGGCTGCATTCTGCGCCTGTTGCTTGGTATCAAATATGTCAGTCAGAGGAGGTAAACCATTCGCTGGCACAGCCCCTAATAAGCGAGGACCAATCGTGTATCCGGCTGTGGTATGGATGCGCCATTTCCCACATTCGGCAACCACCTTGACTGTGGTCATCGACCAAGCTCCACAAGCTTGGCATCGTCAGACTTAATCTGTTCAATCAATTTAGGCATGTCTCCGGACTGCCCAGCGTAATGAATGCAGTACGCATCCTTGTAGCGGTCTAGGCCAAAGTGCGATTCTACGCTGGTCATGCAATTGTATGCCGGATCAAGTTCCTGTAGCGGAACATTCCACAAGTGGATCATAATGTTCATCCAGGTCTGTTCTGCAAAATGGTTTGGCAGCAGTCCAAGCGGAGGCATCGACAGCACACCAGCAGCCTTGGATGAGATCACAAACACGCCTGTGTTGACGTAGAACCTTGGATCAATCTGCGCCCCAAACGCGCTGGCAAGTTTCCCCATGTGATACTTGCGATCCAAAAACGCTCCCTCATCAAATGCACAGAACATGTTTACTTCAGCACCCATATCATCGCAGTCGTTTGCAATCAGAATATCCGAGTCAACAAACGTGATCTGCTCATATCCCTTTGTGGCCATGATGTTCCCAATTGCTGACTTGCTATATTGCACCGGCTCGACCAATGGTTTCTCAAGCGCAAGGAAATCAATCTTATGCCTCTTGCAATAAGCCTCCATCCTTGGCCTGGTAAGATCCAAAACCTTCTTCCAATCATCCCCGAATGCCTGCGTAACTAATGCACGTTTCATTCTTTATTCCTCCGGTTGGGTTTAACTTCTTTCCATACATCAAACTTTTTATCCATATCGACAGACCAAAGCATGAGAGTTTTATAAAGTCCGTATCCAATTCCAATCTTCATAATGGTACGGCTTGTCATATCACCTAAGCAATAAAACAACCAAGACAATGCAGCTTTCATTTACCAGCATCAAAATCTTCTTCTGCTTGGCGGCACAGCGCATCATCTGCCTTTTCAAGCAAATCTTTGTCTGGATTTTTGATGTATTCAGTATCAGTTGAAATTTCAATTTTTGACATAATCACATTGTTGACCACTTGGGCATAGTAATGCTCCCTATATCCAACTGGACCAATATCCTCTGTAATTGTATCAATCTCTGCGTTTCCATATGCAGTATATTTTTTACCATTGAACTCAAAATCAACTCCTACATCTTCCATAATCATAATCTTGGTACCTCTTTCTTTATTTGTGCTAACACGAATAGCGACCTTACCAACGCACGCTCCAAGTGGTCAACACTTGTTTCACCATTGTTGTCAGGACATGGTGAGGATTTGTGAAGTTGCATCTGCGCTGTGGCAAGGTGGCGAATAGCACGCGCAATATGGTAATCGTGCGTAGGCCGATCCTTCTCCAGCCAATCTCCGTAGGCAGACTTATCCGATCCCTTGCCCATAACACGCCACACAATCTCCTGCGCAGCATTGCCCATCTCTTGGATTGTTGGAGCGTTCACAGCTTCATGCCTGGAGGCGTGTATTGCTTGACCCAAGACCAAACCTTCTGCATCGCGCAGAAAGCTATTCCGGCCTGGTAAAGCTCATCCTCGTCCCAAACCTTCGTCATCAACTTGGTTGGATCGTTGGATGCTAGGACCACAGATACACAGGCGCACTTAGGATTTTCGCTTGCCGACCTGTAGGCCCAAAGTTGAGCGCAGTCCGTATCGTAGAACGGATCGTACTTCGGATTAACCTTTCTGTTCTTTAGGTCGATGATAGCGTCACCCACATTGCGTAGCTTGACGTAGGCATCACACCTGCCCGCATACCCTCCGCCGACAAGACCCTTTTCGCACCAGTACGTTTTCTCAATGTTTGCATCGGACCACTTCTTAAAGGTTTCGATATACGGAGCAAGTGTTTCATCTCCGGATACGGCTCTTCCGAGTAGGATGTTCTCCATTTCGGTATGCATTTTTGTTCCGTGTTCCGCTGCCTTCCCTGTTGATTCTTTCGAGTCTTTAACGACCCTCTTTGCGTAGTCTTCGAGTGTTTCATTTTCCTCCTTTGGCAGCGTCAAGCATGCCATGATTGCCTGTTCGATCTTCCAATTGGTAAGCTGTGGTTTGTCAAGAATAGATAGGATGCTTGTGACACTAGGGTACAGAAGCATCTTCCTGGCATCGGCCACAGTCGTGTTCCGAAAGTTTCCATTCTTGCCCATAATAGTATGGGCGGATTCTCCATTTTCTTTGTACCAATGACCCGCCTGGTCACTGTGGACCAGACGGGTATTGGATGGCTCCTTACTGGTAATAATAAGTGCCATATAACTTAAAACGGTACGTTTTCGCCGTTGCCGTCTTTGTCTCCGATTTTGACAGGACCAGAAGACGATCCGGATGCTCCAAATTCCTTGGATGCGCGGATCTTATCCTGCAACCATTCTGGCATATCCTTGAACTGACCGCCTTCCTTCTCCTCGATCTCGTAGTACATAAGATCGTTGGTGGTTTTGGCAGGAGCAGTCATGCCTTTGGGAAGCTTGGAAGCTCCGGCAATCGCGCAGTACTGCCTTCCCTGCTGGCTAGTCTTGTGGATCAATGTCAGCATGGCTGGCTTTCCAAGAAGGTTCTTCAAGCTGAATGCCTGTAGTTCCTTGGCCGTGAATGTCTGTCCGCGCCATTGTTCCAAGAGTTTCCGCAAGCTGGCTTTCTCGCCAAGGCTGCGGGTTTGCTCGATGGATACTACCATCGGCTTGGATACCTTGGTACGCTTGCCATTCTCCTCAACCTCGAACTCGTCCGTTTGATCCGGAAGCTCGAAGGTTAGGCGAACTTTGGGTGAGAACTTTTTTTGTCCTTCCCAATTGGTTTCCTGGTGACCTAGGTCGACCAAGCTGTAAAGAACGCCAACTGTTGCACCGGCTTCGGGCAACTTGCGTTCCGTGTTCTTTGATGTTTCGCTTAGGGTTAGTGCCATGTTATTTCTCCTTTATTTATTTGGGTTTTGTATTGGTTGTATGTATGTCGGGTGAAGTTCGTCTGGCTTTTTAACCCAAAAGCCTCCGCCCACTGCGGTGTGCGTTAAAGCATTGGCATGCTCAATCTCCATGCGAGGAGGAGCGATTGTTCGCGCAAGTTCACAAATGTCATCGGCTGTCAAAATGACTAACCACTTCTTCTCTCCGTTGCGCCGGAAGAACACCGCTGGGATTTTGCCATTCGGACAATCGCGCATGGCCTGTTGCATCCATGCTTCCGGCTTTAACTGCTGGCAACGCTTGCCCTCAATGTGAAATGGAAAGTTTTCACAAACCACATCCCCGCTACCACCCTCCGGATTGCCTGCGTATTGTTGGCTACGGCGAGCCTTCTGCCATCCCTGCTCGCGTAGGTATCCAGCCAACTCCCGCTCTCCCGCTGCGCCCTTTGCCCTGCTATTGATTTTTCCCATCCGCTGGTTCTAGCGGAACTACCCATGTCGGGTCAACAACCAAATTTAATTGCGATAATACTTATTAGCTTCGCTAATATCCCTATTGAACTGGCGCATCATTTCGTAAACAGTCAAACCTTCTTTAATCTCTGGATGCTTGTTCAACCATGCAATTGCCTCATCGAAAGATTGGACATCCCTCATGGCATCCTCAAACTTTGCCCAGGCTTCTTGTTCTGTCATAGGTTATTGAATACTCTCCAGCTTTGACCTGTCGAGGGACAAAGCTTTGTGGTCAATGTTCTGCACTTGGATATTGGTAATAGCCAGAAAATGTCATCGTGCATTGCCCAGCACGCAACATAATCGACCCCGCTAATCGGCCTCTTTGGGATATTAAAACCATTGCCAATGGATGTCGTGAACCTGTATTTCGTTCTACCAGGTTCAATCACTTGTGCCGTCTTTACTTGGATGCGGGAGAACTTTCCGTTCTTTTCTGCCACCAGGTCATAGCCGGAAAAGTCTTCGTATGGCTCAAGCACATTGTAGCCACATCGTAGCAACGCGCCGGTGACGCGAGCCACTCCGATTGCACCAACTTGTCGTGAGCCTAATTTCATGCTTGACTCCATTTGGTGGATACTGAATAGTTTTCACATGAAAACAATTCAAATCTTATTGATGACGGTTTTGGCTTCGGTTGCATTGGCTGATGATGAGGAAGAAATTAATGATTTTGTAGGTGGAGTCTACAAAGGTTCCGGAACAGTACATACGGCTGGAAACGTAATTATGACTGAAGAAGGATTAATATTTAAGTCTGGAAGCAGATTCATTTATCAAGATGGGAGAGTATGTCAGCACGTTGGATCAACATATATTCGCGAGGATAGTAGTGTTGTTGTTCGCGCTGGTAATGCATTTGTGTCAAATGATGGATTAACTGAAAAAGTTGGCTCTACTTATATTGGCAATGTTAATTCATTTACTGCAGGATCTACGATTGTTCGTCAATCCTGGGCAAGTCGTTAACCCTGTCCAAAAACAGATAATCTATTTCTAATCCTGGCCTCAAGACCAGGAATGAACTTGCGCCGGTTAGGGTCGATTTCGGCTTTTCTATATTCATCCTGCAATTGAGCATCGCTCGCCGCGCGCATTAACGCCTGTGGTTGCACCATTCCAATTGCCTGCAATGTCTTTGGGCCAAGACCTCCGTCAATTGGAACATTCTGTCCGAGCGTATTTAATCCTTGCTGGATGTATTTCGTTGCACCGCCCATCCCTCGATTGAACGCAAGATCTTGCGCGAAGGGGCGCATTGCTTCGGGCATTTGTGACACGAATGGGGCTGTATATGCTTTGATATATTCTGCCGCTGCTGCCGCTCTATCTTGCGCAGGCAACGCTGAGATGGCTTTGAATGCTTCCGGATGGTATTTGTCATTGATTCCAGCTACCTCATAACTTCCACCTTGATCTCCGGAAGGCAACTTGTAGATGGCAAGATTTCCTTGCTTGTCCTTGCGTCCTTCCCATTCAACTGTCTGGTATGGGTCAGGAAGCCCCTGTTGATCTAGTTGTGGTTTTGTATTCATAGTTTCTTGTTGCTGCATTTCCTGCATTGGACCCTGTCCAGGCGCGCGGGTATATGCATCAAATTCATTTTTGATCGCATTGTTTGTCATATCCAAATCAAGTTGATTGAATTTGCTGTATGGATCTTTGATATCAAAAATAGCCATTATTGCTCCTGGTTCAAAAGCTCCCTGGTTATCTGCATTCTTCTTTCAGAGTCTTCTGGCATATTTCTGTAAAGTTCCTTGAGCATTGATCTTCCAACTCTAAATTGCGGAACCTCTCCAGAAATAATAGCGGCTATGTTCTCCTTGCTTATTCCGCCCCTGCGCATTTCAGAAACAGCTTGATCCTCACTCAACCCCCAAGATAGTGCTGAATTATAAACTTTGCTCATGTCTTTGAATGTCTCAATCCTTGCGCGATCCATTTGTTCTGCTCCGCTTGCAAGGACATCGCGATTGGGTGTACCCCTACTTACCAATCCTCCGGTAAACAATCTTGTAGATTGACCCATAGCATTGTTAAACGACCTGGATTTCTTAAAAAGCTCATCACCAAGATTTAGTTTTTGAACCCTAAATCCTCCAAATGAAGAAACCATTCCTGGGATAGACGGAACTGGCGCACGAGGGCCAAAGAAAGGATCTGGCTGGCCTTTAATTGCGAAGTAAAGCTGTCGCATGTCTGAAATTGTTCCTGGTTCGATTGTTCTTCCAAGATATTCACCCCATGCCGCAAGCTTTGCAGCAGGACTTGCCTTTGGATTTACAATTTGAGTGCCGTCAGCGCGCTCATTTTTCATCACTCCGGCAAGAGTTTCTGTTGCAATGCTGAACCCAAGGAAGTCACCAAAGAATGTGCCAATGGCCCCAATCAATTTCTTGTCCAATGCATCACCGGACATGAATGCATTGATTGGCTGCCTAATAATATCGAAAGGATCAGAATAGGATATATCAATATATGTTACTTCCTGGTTCTTCGGATCATATCCAACCGGAAGAAGTGTTGCCGATTTCTGGTAACCTGGAGCAAGATTGTTTAATTGCTTGATCTTTTCATATGACCAGCCAAGCGCGTATGCTGCCATCATTTGTGATCCGAGTGAAATTGTAAGCCCAAGAATATTTCCAATAATTGTGCGCATTCCGTACTTCTCCATGCCAGAAGTCCTCATATCTTCGATTGCACCCTTTATGCTATGGTATGAATTTCTTATTCTTTCGGCATTCCACGATATAAAGTTCTTTGCGAATGGATTGGCACGAAAAGCCTTTAGAGCAGGAGGCAATTTTTCGTAAGTTGCAAACCTATCGTTAACCCAATCTGCCGCTTCAATCTCGGCATCTGCCTCGCTCATCTTCTTTCCTTCCATAAGCGAATTAACCCTATATCTCCAAAGGGCTATTTTATGGAAATTATCACCCGTGCGATACATAAAGTCCAAGAAGTTTTTAATGTTTGCAGCAGAATCAATTACTTTAGCGGCTGGACCGGAAAGCTTTCCAAAGAAATTACGCTCAACAAAGTTTTGAATGTCTCCCCTATCAATGGATGCATCTTTCATCAATGCCTCCATTTCATTAAACTTTGCGTTGTTCATCACGCCAAGACCAACAGCGCGGCGCAATTGGTTCCTAATTTGTTGGGTATCTCCGGACAATCCGTAATCAGCCATGATCATGGATGTTGTCCTTCCGAAATCCTTTCCGGTAAGAAAGTCAAAATTCCCGTTTTGAATTTGAATTGGAATGTTAAATATAAAGTTTCTAGCTTGGCTTCTCAAAGATCCAACTGTCTTGGACCATTTGATAATAGTATTTACTTTTGAGAAAGTTGATAGCCCAGGGATGTTTGAAGTGAATGCAACATCAAAATTATTCAATGCTTTCGCAACCATTGGATCTGCATAAACGCCATTGAGCGGGGACATTACCTCGCTACCCTTGGGAGCAATTTCTACTGTGTTCGGTGCCGGATAATCAAAGAATAAGCCGGAAGCAAATCCCTGTTCGCGTAGCTTGGTCAATGTGCGATTATCAACAAAAAGATTAATCTGCTTCATCGCTCCTCTCAAGAAACCAATCCTTGGGTCATCATACTCGCCCATTAAATACCTAACTTCCTCAGGTATATCTTTGCGCCGTTTCAATCCTGTCAGATCTTTTGATAGTCCATATGATTCCGGATTAAATCTTGCTTTTTGACCAAGCTCCCTGATTCCTCCCTGTTCAACTATTCTCTGCACCTCGCCCATTAGCCTTTCCATAGGCACAGATTGAGTTTCGTTTATTTTGCGGAGCCATTCAATTGGAGGTCTTCCTGCTTCTGCCGCATCATCAACCTCCTGCTTGGCTCGGTCTAAAAATTGTCTTCGCACAAAATCAACGCTCTGCGCAAATTTCTTCTTATCCTTTGCCTCAAGCTTATCCATTGTGAAGTTTTTGTCGTAAAATTTTGCATAATCACGACTCATGTAAGATCCAATATTCCCAAGTACAGTCTCTCTTTGCCCCTCACTTAAAAGACCAGGTTCATTGACAATCCTGCTTGCGCCTTGGTCGAGGAATGATCTTAATCTTTTTGTGGCTTCAAGAGTCTGCGGAGGAATTAAAGATGCATCTTCCGTTTCTCCGTACATATACTTCTTGATTGCATTGCTCAATTCCGAAGTGAGATTGCTCGATCCTGTCTCCTTGATTAAAGCTCTGTTAAAATCACGAATTCTAAATTGAGCCTCATACTGCAATTGAGCCTTGTTGTATTTGGATGCCAAAAGCGTGTCAGCCATGTCGTTTGTGAGCGCACCGGCTGATGTCATGTAGTTCTTTACTAGTTTAGATACGTCAGTTGAGACGAACCCACCCTCCCCTGCCGATCCACCCATAGGGCGAGGGATGGTTGGTTTTCCAGCAAGACCTTTTTCTATTTTTTGCCTTACAAGATTTGCAGTTTCTTGATCTGGAGCAACTATATTAGCTTTGATTTTGTTTGGTAATTCTATTTGTTCTTGACCTTGCTTTGAAACAATTTCCCCTTCTGCTGCCAACGCCAACCTCTCACCGCTAGGCAACTGCGTCCTTGGCGTGACGATTGGTACTTCACGCACAATATCGCCTTGGAGTCCACGAGTGCTTGGAGCGATTGCATCAGGGTTAATTCCCTGGGATTCTACCGAGAAAACATTCTGTCTTCTTGCGGCAGGAGTAAGGTCTGTGAACTCAGCCTGGATGTTCGTAGGAATCCCGCGCCGCTGCATCTCTGCTGTGTCAGCCTGCGTACCGCGAACATTCCCGCGAACACCGGACTCAGGCAATACATCCGGAGTTACAACAGTTGCCGGTTTCATTGGGCGCGCCTGTGGCTGGCGTGATAGTTCAATCTCTGTGGATGGAGTTGTGGGCGCAGACGGAAGTGGCTCATAGTATGGCCTAACTTCTACGGGTTGTTCGCCCCGCTGGAACCTTGTCCTATCTAGGACACTTTTTCTGCCTAGATCAACAGTAGTTCTTTCCGCTCGCTGAACACCTTTTGCTCCTACATTCTGTGCTTCATTAAGAATGTTCTTCCAATCTGCAAACTCTGCCTGAGTTGCAGAACCATTCTTTACCCTATAATTAAGATCCTTAAATTCTTCAAAATTATAACCCTTAACTCTTGTGTTCGCATTAAGTCCGGAATAAAGCACGCCAAACAAAGCATCTGACGCAACTGTACCTGGAGTTACTTCCCCGCCAGTTGCGAGCCTTGCAATTGTACCAACTCCTGCTCCAGAAACTGCTGCTTTCCCAGCATATTTACCCATTTCCTCTGCTGCTTTTTTGGCTCCAAGTTCAGCGAATAAAGTTCTTCCGGATGTGTAAAGTTGCTTTGCGCCTATTCCACCAGTAACTGCTGCCGGAGCTAATTCACCAGCAGTCTCATACCCTGGTGCAAATTTCCCAGCTCTTGCAACATTAGGAACATATTTCTCTAACGCCTTTTCAGCCATGCCACTTGCAGCAACAGCACCACCAACAGCAAGCGCTGGTGCAAGTACTGGTGCTGATGGACCGGTGGCCGCACCAACAGTAAGCCCAGCAATACCACCCAATACTCCAGCAGACCCCTTAATTAATCCTGCTGTAGCAGCAGCAGCCTTTACGCTTGCAGGAACATCAACCGCATCTTTATTTACAAAATCATCAATTTGCGCGGCCTGTTCATCAGTATAGTCAGGAAGCAGGGATGCATATTGTTTTGTTTCTGCACCCCATTGACGTGCAAGGTTAACCTGCTCTGGATATGTTAACTTCTTGTATTCTTCAGAATCCTTAATTTCGCCCCAGGCAGGCGGTTCTTCCGGCATCGGCGCGGCCTGTGGCTCAATAGGCACTCCGGCCAATTGACGAATCTTATTAGCTGAAGATAGCTCCGGTACTTGGGCTTCAGCCATTTTATCTACCTAATCTTGTTTGAATCCAAGTTGGTGCTTTAGACTGTTCTGGTTCTCCAAATACTTTATTCAATTGTTTTCTTTGTGCCGGAGGAGTTTTGGGATCGCGCCACATTGCTTCTGCTTGTGAATATGGAATTGGATAGCTTGTCTGCATGTCAGCACTCATAATCGTTACATTGCCACGGGATCTTTCTTTTAAAAGAAGATTCCTTGCGTCAGCAGAAGCCATTTTATATGCGGTATCACTATCATATCCTTCCGCCATATATGTATTTGCCGCCCTTGGAACAATGCTTTGATATGTTTGCTCGTAGGCATCACCCATTGCCTGTCCTGCCTGAGGTGCCAATACAGTGCGTTTTACTCCACCCATATCAATATTGGCAGATGGTAATATTGATTTTTCTCCGGCAAGATAATTTTCAATCGCAGCTTTTCTTGCTTCACCGGCTCGCTTATCAAGAAGTCTTTGACCTTCTTCTTTGCTCATGTCTAACAAACTTTTGCCAGCAACATTGGGGGTCTTTGAAATGTCAACACCTTCTTCCTTCTGGCGCATTTGCTCAAGCGCAATTGCATTTTCAGAAGCAATAGAAGCCCTTCCTTGAGGAGTTAGCAATTGATTTTCTTGAATTGCTTTCTGAAGATCAAGTTGTTTTTTCTGCATTTCAGAAGCAATCAAATCTGATTTCATTTGCTTTTCTGCTCTGTACGCACGAATACTATCCATCTGCCATGGCAATGGAATAAGCGGATCTTGTGGATCTAATCCTAATGCATTAACTGGCATAAATTACCCTATCTTTCCATCCATCCACTTACGGATAATTGCCTTTATCTTCGGCTTATTGCGGATAGATTCTGCAATTCTTTCACCATACTTAATATAGAAGTTTCTCAAATTGTCAGATGCTTTAGTTAACATCCACTCTCTAAATTGCAGCCATTTTGGATTGTCTATTCCGTATACCTCACGGGCTACCCAGCATAATACACCAATTGAAGCTAATCCTCCAGCAGCACCGGCAAGATCCTTAACTCCTCCAGCAAGCGTGGCAAAGTTTTGGAATCCGTTTGGCTGTCTTGATACTGCTCCAACATAATTTCCATATGTGCTGGAAGCATAATTTGCTTGCGAGCTATAAAGGTTATTGAATGCATTTGTCAAATCAACAGCCGTACTTGGTTGAGTTGTCTGATAGAAGTTAGCAGCAGTAGTTGGTGCTTGATTAAACTGCCCAGGATTGGCTTGGTTTGCATTGATGTAGTTCTGGAACTGACTCTGCTGTGCTGCTGTTCTGGCTTGTCCCAAGTTATAAAGCGAAGGACCACCACCAATAAAGTTGGCGGCTGCACCAAGTCGATTCTGCTGTAATCCTTCACGCAATGCTAAATCTCTGGCTGCTGCTGCACCGGTTGTCTCTCCGGAACCAAGGAACTGCTGTGCTGCACCATAGCGCGCAAGCTTCCTAGCCTCTCCCGCTGCGCCGATCTGCGCTGCCTCTTGTACTGCCGGTCCAAAACCAAACACATTACCACGGGCTGTCTGTGCTGCCCTTGCAGCCTGCTCGTATCCACGCCTTTCCTCGGCACCTAGGGTAGATCCAAGGCGAAGCTGATTGAGTGCTTCCTGTTCAATCGTATTGCGAATATCCTCAGTCTGCTGTGTAGTCGTTGCGCCAAGAGGCTGAGTTGCCATCTGGCGATATTGACGGCCAAGTCCAACAGCAGTCTTGTAGGACTCTGGATCAATCTGGCGGAGTTGTTGCGTGGCCTTCTCTTCCGGCAACTGCAAGTATTCACGGAAAGAAGTGATCTGGCTAGATGCCTCTGGAGATCCATAGGCAATAGGCTTAAAATCCTTAATCTGATTTGTTGCATCCGTAACCGCGCTCTGCACGCTCGTAAGGTCTGACTTCAATTGATTGACGTAAACTTGGCTTGACTCACGCCGAGCATCACCGGAAGGAAGTTGGTCTAGCAAGGTCTGCGCTGTATTAAGACGTTCTTGAATTCCCGCGATTTGTGCGTTTCCGCGATCAACAACAGAATTAAGTCTTCCAATCTTGCTGTTATTGTAATCGTCCAATATCTGCTGGTCGGATACTTGAAAGTTTAATTTTGTGGACAAATCAGAAGCACCGTAATTTCTGTCAGCGGATAAGCCAATAGGCGCACCTTGTGGCATCATTTCTGCACCAGGTGGCTGATTCACATAGTTACCCTTACCAGCAAGACCAGCAATCTGTTCAGCAAGAGAGTTTCTGGTATTTTCCTGGCTAGTAACATCAGCAAGCCTTTGCTCGTATGTCTTTTGAAGATTTGCTATTGATTCGTCTTGCTTCTTTTTAATTATTGCATTTGACGCATTGGTTGCTTCAGCAATTGAATTGTATGGATAACTATCCTTTTCCTTATTATATTTGCTTACCTGATTGTCATATCCAGTATATTTTTGTCCGTTCCAAGATGCTTGACTTATGTTCCCATCAGCATCTACTGAATATCCGTAATACAAACCTGCATTCCTATCAAGAATAGCCATGATTATTTAGTCCCCGTGCTGAAAGTAGGATTTGAAACATTCGTTCCAATCGTGCCGTAAAAATCAACTGGAGGCATCGACCTTGGATTCATTGCTACATTCTGTTCTACGGATTGGAATGGTGACGTTCCATAAAGACGCTCAAACTGGCGAGTCATCTGATTGCCAAGACCTCTATTTAGGGCATACGCCTGCGGACTCATTTCGTAGTTCCTGCGCAATCCTTCAAGCGTTCTCTGGCCGCCATATTGACGTTCTAATTGGAGTGCGGATAGGGTAGCATTTCTCTGGTCAAGTGCCGAAAGCTGTCCCTCCAAGGCACGCTGTTGAGGCATGTACTGGATACGAAGCTTGTTCTCAAGGGCTGCCATCTCTGGAGCCTTTTCAATGTAAGTTTCTACATTCTTCTTGTATGCCTCTGCATTTGCCTGCGCTACCGCACTAGGATCGGGCGGCGGAGGAGGGGCTGGAATTTTAGGACTTCCACCCATATTAGCGCAATGCCTTTCTCATAAACTTCATGTAATCATACTCCTTTGGTTTACCGGAACGATTGAAAGTGATCCGCTTGCGAGGACCAAAACGCTCCAATAGGAGCAACAGCAAGCATCTCAAGGATTTAGCACCTTTTGAGGAGATCGTCAAGTCCACAAACACATTCTCGCCATCCTCGCTATGCACATAATGGTCAGGCTTTTGCCCATCTTTTACGCACCTAGCCAATGCTACTCCAGCTATCTCATCTCCATCCCTTACAATCCCAACCATATCCTGCTTCTCAAACCATCCAAACCATTCGGGCAGATTATGCCACATGCCTTCCGGAACACCGCTTTTCTCAATGTATTCAATCGCTGTCATGTTACCAGTTTTTGCAAGACCAGTACCTAGCAGTCATTTTGCTCGGAGGATTTGAATCGCAACCATGCCTAGCTCTAAAACTACGCCTACGATCAGGATTACTCTTCTTGATCTTCATGTCAGGGTCGCCATATCGAATGGTCTTGGACTGACCATTTTGGCAGGCGCGTACAACAAACTTCTTCCGCTCGCCTGGTGTCCTTCTAGGACTATTGCAAGGCAAGTCACTCATATTGTCTGTTGAATTTGGATTGTATCCGGATTTGCCGCAGCCGTGATTTGGCGAATTGCCATCTTGTTGGCTGGAGTAGAAATCTTGATATTAAGCAACCGCCACTTCTCGTACTTTCTCAAATCTGCCGCCAACTTCTTTTTGACTGATGTTGGAAGTATTGCTGGCAACACAAATGGAAGTGTTAATACTGAACTTGAAATGTCAATATTTGACTGAACATCAATATCCCCAACGTCTGTATCTCGCTGAATTGAAATAGTTGCATCATTTGAAAATGAGTTGTCAAAGATAACTTCAAAATGACTTCCGTATTTCAACGAAAAAGGGTCACCAAAATTAAAGTCTTTAGTGCGAACATATGATTCGTATGTAGTTCCAGCATCTTTATAGTCATCACTTGTAGTTCCAGCTGGAGACTTGTATCCAGCATACTTCTCAATAATTCCATTTGTCTTCTTGAACATTGCCCTGGAACCTTCTTGATTAAAGTTAGTAAGCGTAAACTGCATTACCTGTGGACTCCAAGTTCCTTCAAATGCGCCAAGGGCTGTGTTGTAAACCAAAAGCGTGTCGTTGTAATCGTTTGAGCCGGTAGGTATGGCAAGGAAATAGCGGTTGTCATAGTAAATTGCAGTAGCTACGCGAATAGAGTCCGTATTGATACTCTGAATTACATTCTTAACAACCTCTGAAATTGGTATGCCAACAGAGCTAAAATCGTCCGCAACAGACCTGACAAGCGACCTAATTCCGTTATCGGATAGGAACAGAATATCACTGCTTACCTGGACTGCTGTTCCGGTTGCAACGCATCCGGTATTGTTCGAAATGATTGAAACTATCCAATCTGCTCCAGAAGCAGCATCATTTGGAATGTCAACTTGGAATACCCTACGTTTCTTGAATACAATCAGCCTATTCTTGTAGTATGGTACAACTGCCGTAATCGCATCGCCATCGTCTCCGTTTACAACAATGCTGTTTGTCAGGTCCCATATGGATGGATCAAGAAGATCAGAAGCATAAAGTGTGTTTCGGTTAGCTCCAGACCCAACACCAAACAACCTATTTTCAGCATTTACAAGAATCCTCAAATTTGACGGAGGCGGACTGACTGTGGCAGTAGCCGTAGCACCAGATCCATTCCCAATAATTGTAACTGTTGGCGATCCAAGATATCCAGATCCACCATTAACAACAGTAACTCCAGTAACAGCGCCTCCTGCAACAGTTGTAATTAACTCTGGCATCGTCCCGCCAAGAGATGGGCCAGCAATAATTGCGGTTGCGCTAGTGTAATTGCTACCTGCTGTTGTTACTGTAATAGCCCTTACTTTACCACCCTGCCTTGTTACAGCAGTTCCATCCCAATAATGTAAATCGCTGTCCGAGTCGGATATATACATTTTATCGACAAATTGAGCAAAAGATGTTTCAACATCTTCTGCAACACTATAACCATCTCTCCATTGATAAGATGCTGAAGACCATGTAGTGCTTGTCGTGTTCCATATAAAATAAGGAGGGTGAATCGTTGCACTACCATTTGACTCAATGCTGTAAAATCTGCCACCAGTAACAGTAAGCAATTGCTGGTATGCAGATGTTTCGTAATACCGCATTCCTCCGACTGATGTTACTGCGCTAGTCGCTCCAGTTGCAAAACTTGTTGCGCCTACGCGAGTCTCAAGATTACCCTTTGGAGAAAGGGTCATATTGTACAACTCTTGTACTTGGTTCTCGGCTAGTAGGTCAGACTGAAGACCGCTGGCTTGACCACCAGTAAAATTGCGTATTCCGTCAAAGGACAGAACATCGTCCAAATTGTCGCTGTAATAAGGCATAAGCCTCCTTTACGCTGAGAACATTTCTTCGATTGTTAACTCACCAAGGCTTTGAGGTGTAATCTGCTTAACGCCACCAACCTGGCTCAATTCGTAATTAGCCATTAAAGCAAGATCAGCATTAGCAGTCTGTGTGATGGCCTGTGCCTTGGCATATTGACGCTCACGTTCTAGGGCATCAGAATGCGTCAAGGCAAGAACGAGGTGATGCACATGAGGAAGTCGAAGCTCGTCATCAAGAGCAGCTTGGGATGGAGGAAAGTCAACAATAATATTTGTGCGAGTAAGGCATTTGAGTTTCTCTACCACTCGCAATGGAGTTGTTCCGGCGGTTTTTAACCTTGGATAAAGGTTTAGTTCTGCAACTCCGCTGCTATTACGTCCTGTAAAATGGTATGTATCTGGATCTCCAGTACGATCATCTGAAAGCAATCCTGGGTCTTGACTGATGATTGTTGCTAGATCAATTGGATCAACTTCCGCATCATTGTATGCAACAGAAAGAGGTGTTTCAACATTTGTCCCTAAAGTAATAAGGCGAGCGGTTCCAACGGAATAGGTGGAGTTTGTTACAGTCTCACGCCAAGGCGCAAAGTCCCATACGCGCCGGTAGGCCAAGCTTGCTGCCTTCTGTAAAAATGTAAGCGTGTCCGAGTCGGTCTTTCCAACCTTCTCACCCGCATATTGGGCGATTTCAGTTAATGTCATTTATTACTCTTTGTCTGGAGGAAGCGGAGTGTTGCCTTCGGAAATCCATTTTAGATACTCTTGGTAATCGGTGTTGGCTGGGTCATTTGGAATATATGCTCCATCAAGAACCCGCAAAATCCCGCTATCAATATCTCCAGAAATTTTTCTTAAAAGTTTATACATATTAAAGCTCTGAGTTTCCAGCCAAATAAGCTGTTGCTGAAGTTGCAACAATAATAGAACAAATTCCTGCTACCAAATTTGCAGAACCTTGAGATATTCCACTTGAAGATCCAATTCCATATTTATATGATGTAAAATTTCCTCCAGAAAAATTTCCTTGAACTGCTGCATTAGAGTTTGATGGGGCAAAATTTGATATGGACGAAATCTCAAGAGTTGGAGTTGATCTCATTTCAAATAGCCAAGGCTTAATAATTCCAGCTACGCCTGTTGTACTGAACGCAGACATATTCCCAACTTGTTCATTATTTGCAAAACTAAATTTTTGATAATACCTCTGACACAATTCCAACTCAGTTCCAATCGGCCTACGCTCAAAGTCGGTTGCGGTTGAGCCTGCTTCGAGTTGGACATTGTCAATCGTCCAAGTTCCGCTGGTTTGCGCTCCAACAGTAAACACAATTTCAATTCCAGTAGTTGCGGCTGAAGGAATTGAGATTTGTGCGCTGTAGGTAGTTAGAGTAGATGTAACCGTAAATGTTCCAGTAGCAATCTGAGTGCGGGTTGGGCTTGCTAGTGTTCCAAAAGCATCAGAAGTGCTGGCGTAATAAGCAGTCCAAGTTACGGATGTTAGCAAGCTATTGGCAAGCTGTACTGATAGAGTTGCAGTTGAGCCAGCAAGATCAGTTGTATTTGTGGCTTCAAGTCTAGTTCCAAATCCAATAGCCGTAACGGATGCCGCTCCAGTAAATCTATAGATAAACTCATTGGGAGCAGTTCCGGCTACACGCTGACCGGTTACATTAGCACCTGTGCAGTATCCGTAGAAACGATCTACCGAGTAAGCCAATGCAGCAGCAGCGGTAAATGTCTGACTCGCCCCAGCATTCCTCTGATCAATTCGCATATCACCATTGATGATACGATTGCGGAAACCAGTTAATCCACTCGTAATTGCAGCCGTGCCAGTGCTTGTGACTTGACCCTTTGCGTTAATCGCAAGAACCGGAACAGATGTTGAACCACCATAAGTTCCCAGGGTTGCGCCAGTAGTTCCAAGGGTACCTGTTCCCTGGCTAATCGTAAAGTCTCCAGTAAGCGTTGTAGATAGATTGCCAATCGTTCCAGTTGTGCTGTTGAGCGTTGCAACCGTTCCAGATGTAAAGATGCCAGCAGTTCCGGTTGTGGTTCCAGAGGTTAAGGTTGGAATCAATCCAGTTGTAATCGTTCCGTTAGTAATCGTTGCCGCAGTCGATGTGGTTGTTCCAGCGGTAAGATTTGGAATTGTTCCGGTTGTAATCGTTGCGCTGGTGCTGACTGTCCGATTGCCAGTAGCCGTACCGTAGGTCAACGCGCCAGTAAGGTTAAGGCTTGTGAATGTTCCAGCAGTAAGTCCGTCATCAATAAGATTTTGAACTGTTACCTTGCGCGGAGCTAGAGATGCGTCAACGCTGTCTGGAGCGATAAGAAGCAGATCAGCCGTACCAATGGTTGTAATCTCCTGCTGGTTCTTGATGATCGCAGAATTGACAAGCGCGGTATCGATTAGGTTATGCAGGCCAGCGGCAGTAACAGTGCCGTTGGTGGAAAAAGTCTGCTGACGATTGATTATGTTTGCCATATTAAGCTGTAAACCTCATTGCGGTTGCGTATAGCGTTCCTGCGGGAGTTGTGCCGTGGGAAGTTATATCTGTATTAAGTATTACATATCGAATCGTATCTGCTGATTCAACCCTAAACGAAGGAATGAGCCTTTGAGCCAAGGTAGCGTTTGTTCCTGTGCTTGAGCCAATTGATGTAAGCCCACCAAAGACGATGTCTCCCAAGGCTGCGCCTGTTACCGCAAATGTTCCTGTTGTAACATTTGATCCCGCTGTAGCCGAGTCTAGGTCTTGGAATGTAGAGCCAGTAAACGCTGCCGTGCCATAGCTGACAGCAGTAAGTCTTGGACCAGCCGCGCCAACTTTCAGCGTGCCGACTGTTGCAGTGTTCGTTACTGCAAGCGTGCCAATCGTGGATGTATTTACTGATTCAGTTCCAATCGTGGCTGTTCCTGTAGATGCCGTAAAACTTGTTCCAAATGTCGCTGGGCCAGATACAAATAGAGTTCCAATCGTTGCCGTTCCAGTTGACGCTGTTAGGTTTGTCCCAAAAGTAACAGCACCAGTAAGGATTGAGGCTCCATCAACCGAGAACGATCCAGTGCTTTTTACTCCGGATGTGGAAAGTGACAATGCCGAAGAAGTATCATCGCCATCAGTAATAACCTGTAGAGATCCATCAAGACCAGTTGTGCTAAACGTCTTGATAAGCTGTCCAAAGCTACTGCTAATCGTTTGTGTTCCAAGTGTGGGCATTTAGTCTCCTATCCGTTAAAGCGATTTTTAAGTACATCCCAGGCCATTGAACATACTAGCCCAATTAAGCCAGCAACAGCCAAAACCCTCGTCCGGAGGTGTTCCAGCGCAGATAATCTATTAGCAACATCCCCGTGGAAAGCAAGTGACCTTTCTACCATAGCGTATAATTGAACTTGACGTTCCTCCATTCTGGCAAGTCTGATTTCCAGCTCCCATACTTGCTCTTCACTCATGGCTTAACCTTGCCAGCATCTTCGGCTGCACCCATGTCACTATATCGTGGAAGATCGGAATTAGACTGCTTTGGGGGGCAGCAAGATGAAAGCAATAGACACAATAAAATTGGGTTAATAAATTGCATATTTTGTATTGAGATACGCCTCAACCTGCTGGCGTTCTGTACCACTTAATTTTCTATTGTAAGATATAATTTCACATAATTTACCATAAAAATACTCAAGATAATCTTCCGCATTAAAGTCGTAAAAAGTTCCTATAATAAAACAATTTCCAGAATTATATGTGTTAAGTGAAAGTTGACTAGAGCCAACAAGAGTGCCATTTGAATAAAGATTTCCATTTGTTCCATCATAATCAGCAGTAGCAATTTTCCATACATTATTTTGGTATGATGGTCCAGCTATGTCAGCACCATATCCGGCAAGATATGGACTAGAATTTAGACCATCATTTCTTGCTTGTATCATAAAAAATGTTCCAGTATCATTAGCGTCAAGATTGCTCTGTCCGCATATTGTGTTGGAATCTGTTGCCTCGTTATCAGTATAATAAACAACAAAAAATGTTCTTGCTGCTGATCCGCTAAATACTCCTTGACCTACCATTCTACTTCCAGCGAAAGCAAGTGCTGGTTTGCCATTTTTTGCATTACTTACAAATGTTGGATTTATTTGTGATGTAGAATTTTTCCCATTTCCACTCTGATCCGCCCATGCTGCTACATCAGATCCAGAAAGAGTAACACCAGCATCGGCTTTAAGCCATAGGGATAGGCCAGATTTTGGAATTTGTGAAGCACTACCAGTTTTTCGCAAACTTTGAACCCCAAGTCCTAGTGCTAATCTTGGCATATAATTAAAATTCAATCATCTGCCAATCAATCAATTTAATTGGCTATTTGACTATTTATAAAATTAACCGGCTTTGTATCCAATTACAGTTCCAGTGCCAGCCGTATAACTGTCAAATTCTCCGTAAATCACATTACCAGATCCAATTGTAATTCCAGTAAGAGTTCCATCATATCTTCCGCTAATTGAGCTAAACGTGGTATCTGTGAGCATTTGAATTGCCCAATAACCAGGAGTTGCAGTACCCGTGCTACCAACGGAAAATCCGTATTGACCTTGAAATTTATCTAATGCTCTTGACATATTTTTAATTAATCCTTGCGATTGTAAATTGCCATTGCTCCTCCAGTTAAAGCAACTTGGTCAATGTCACCATAAACGGTTACACCTGCGTTAAATGTTGCTGTGCTTGTTGCTCCACTAATAATAAGTGTAGCCGTTGAAAGCGTAAGAGCAGTTACTGCATCGTAGCTTCCAGTATTAGTGGAAGCTGACGATGCAATAATTGTCCCAGCATTACCAAGCGTAAGGCGGGATAATAGACGCATTAAGTGTGAAGTGCAATCCGGTAGGATGTGCCGTTAAGGGTCACGTTCAAGGACGCAGGGGATGTTGCGACTGTGTTAACAGTGCCACCGCTGGAGCTTGCAGTAAACTCAATGACGTTTGTGAAGCCTTGAGCGTCAATACGCACAGCTTTGTTCTTAGCCTTAATTGGGCTTCGATAAAACTCATTACTCATTTTATTTTCTCCTTATAGCCGCACGTTTGATGCTATCTGGCGTGTACTGGCTTCTAAACCTACTGCCAAGCTTTTGTTCTTGGCGGTAGTACCCCTTCATTAAGTTTGTTTGATTGACTCCTAGCGGGTTGTCGAGGGGTTCGCCAACCCCCACTAGGGCCAATCTTTGCGGAACTGTGAATCGTTTAAGATAACGAGGGACATAGTCCCTTTCGGCTACAGCCTTTTCCAGTTCGATAACTTTCCCATTTCTGGTGTCCTCGTACTGGTAAACAGGCATATCAGCTATAGTTCTTCTTATCCGATTCCTCGGCCAACTTCATCATCTTTTCCTCTTCGGACATTGAATTTTCACCCTCGGCCATGTCTTCCGACTTGTCCTTGGATTCACTCTCGCTCATGGCGTGTTCCACATTAACGTGGGCAATGCCATTCTCGATCATGTCAATCGTTCCGGAGAGTTCAACAGAATCACCTACTTCCGGTGCAACATCTTCGCTTCCATCGTTCATTTCGAACTTGGAAACAGGAAGCATCACCATTCCAGCTTTCGCCATTTTTTTCATAGGTTTTTCAGATGAAGGAGAAGACGGGGAGGTTTTATCCTCCCCGCCTTTCCGAGGTCCCATACCAATTACTAGCATGGTTCCCATTTAATTATTAGCTGTAGTTGGACTT